CGCCTGTAATGATCTTGTAGATAGGGTCTATCACGATGGCGAGATAGCCTTTCTTCTGGGCTCTTCTGATCAGCTTGGGCGCCAGCTTGTCCATGGGGACTGACTTGCCCCTCAGGTTCCATATATCGATATTTGCGAGGTTTCTTGCCGGTATTCCGTGTGCCTCATACACATCCCTGAACCTGTGCAGGCAGGATGCCCGGTCAAGCTCCAGGTTCACGTACATGACCCTGCCCTGCGAGCACTGCCATCCAAGCCACTTACGGCCTTCCGCAATGGCAATGACAAGCTCTATCAGGGCAAAGGACTTGCCTGCCTTGGATGGGCCTGCCACAAGCATTTTGTGCCCCTGCCTGAGCACGCCGTCAATCAGCGGATGCGCCAGCTCCGGAAGGGAATTCCAGGTTGCCTCAAGCTCTTCGATATCGGGCAGGTCGTCATTAATGGATTCAATCCAGTCCTTCCATTCGACAAAATTTGCCTTGCCGATATTGGTATCGACAATGTACTGCTTCTTATCTCCCCGGACGCATCCGGGAAGCCTTGAAAGCCTTGACGGGTTCCTGTTCTGCGTGTCAATCTTCATGCCGTTTTTCTGGCATATCGAGTAAAGGTAATCTACTCTTTTGCGGTATTCGGCATAATCCGCAGCGTCGATGCGGACAATGGCATGCAGGCTCTTTCCGCCCGAATACATGAGCACCGCCACAGGGAGCTCAAGGTCTTTGATAATGGCGTGCTGGCGCTCCAGCTCAAGCTCATCCGATTCAACAAGCGCATATCGGAATTCGGTCACGTTCTCGTTCCTGACGCCCTGCCCGTCCAGCGGGTTGAAGCGTATCCATGCACCCGCCTGTTCGCTGTAATCGCCGAACACGTTCCGGATATCGCCCTTGCACTCATTGAGCGCCTGTATAAGCTGTCCTGCCGTCCTGTCCCAGTGCCCCTTGTTCTTGGGGATATACTTGCCTTTGTCGTTCTGGTAGGACTCATTTACGTAGCCGACATTTTCACCAGCTTCAAACAGGGTTTCCAGATACCTGACGACTTCCTGTACGGGATTCCATCTGACAGGCTCGGGAATCTCCCTGTCCTCTATCCAGTTGGGGTCAAGGGCGATCTCGTCATCCCACGCAAGCTCGTGCCCTTCGCCTGCCGGGACCCATCCGCCCTCTTTTGCCATCTGGACGATCGTTGCGCCGGTCACCGGATTGGAAGTCCCCCTGAAGGATTCCCATTTCTTCTCGCACCCGCCGGGGCTGTATCTCCCGGGGTCTCTCCGGCTCCATTCATCCCAGACATGCACGCCGTATCCTTCATCCTTAAGCGCCATGCCGACCTCTACCCATTCCTGGTAATTGAGGTCTCCGGGATTGATATATTCAAGTAATTCTCTTAAATCCAGGGCTCCGTCCATGGCTCCCCTCCTGTTCCGTTATTATCCGATAAAATCCGAAAATTCCATCTGTTTTGGTGCGGGTTTATATGTTTCCGGATTAATGCCCCTCGGAACCCGCCATCCGTTCGATGCAATGCGGTCTATCAGGTGCTTTGCGTCCTCGAACTGCCATGTACCCACATGCCGGAAGCCGTTGCGTTCCAGGAAGCGGATCTGTTTCGGAGTGGTAAGACCCTCGTTCCTGCGTTTATCCAGCCTGTCAAGGATCTTGGCTGCCTTGCCTGCCGATTCGATCTCATCCGGCATGATGCCCAGCTTTTCAAGCGTAGCCTTCTGTTTGTCTGTGACCGGCCCCATCTCCCAGCCAAAAGCCGGGACATAATTGACAAGATCCTCATCCTGGATTGACATCTCGTACTGCAGGGGATCTACCAGCTTACGCTTGCGTCTCCGCATCTCCGCCAGCTTTGCCGCCAGTACGGCCTCTCTCTGTTCGACCACCGACTCGGAAGCCATCTTCTCGGCTTCTTCAAGGTCAAATTCCTCGCCGGCATTCTCTTCCAGCTTTCTGGTCATCGCCTTTGCAACCTCTTCGGTCTCGCAGATCAGGCTTGCCGGCCTGCACAGCTCATGCTTTTCCGTCATCCAGAGAAAGTCGAGCAGCAGCAGGCTTTCCTTGCCGGGTGAAAGTCTTGTGCCTCTGCCCACCATCTGTGTATAAAGGCTTCTCACCTTGGTAGGCCTGAGCACCACGATGCAGTCAACGCTCGGACAGTCCCAGCCTTCTGTGAGAAGCATGGAATTGCAGAGGACATCGTATTTGCCGGCTTCAAAATCCTCAAGCACCTGTGCCCTGTCTTTCGATTCGCCGTTCACTTCGCCTGCCCTGAAACCTTTGCTGATCAGGATATCCCTGAATTTCTGCGAAGTAGCTATGAGGGGCAGGAAGACGACCGTCTTGCGGTCCATGCAGTAGCCCGTCATCTCATCCGCAATCTGTTCCAGATAAGGGTCAAGGGCGCTTCCGATCTCGCCGGCTTTAAAGTCGCCCGAGCTGATGCCCACATCCGAGATATCGAGCTTCAACGGGATAGTAAGCGCCTTAATAGGGCACAGATACCCTTCTTTGATAGCTCTCGGAAGGGTATATTCATATGCCAGGGATTCAAAGTAACTTCCGAGATTGCGGAGATCGGAACGGTCCGGTGTAGCAGTAACGCCCAGCACCTTTGCTTCATCGAAGTGATGGAGCACCCTCTGGTAGCTGTCTGAGACGGCATGATGCGCTTCATCCACGATGATCACATCAAAGTAGTGGTCGTTGAATTTTTCAAGCCTCGTTTCTCTTTGCAGGCTCTGGACGCTTCCGACCGTGACCCTGTACCACGAATCGAGGCATGTCTGCTCAGCCTTTTCCACGGAGCATTTAAGCCCCGTGGATTTTTCCAGCTTGTCGGCAGCCTGGTCAAGCAGCTCTCCCCGATGTGCCAGGATCAGGACTCTTTTGCCCTGCCTGACACAATCCTCGGTGATCTTGGCAAATACGATGGTCTTGCCGCAGTTATGGGTAACGGTAAAGTCATCCATCAAATACAGGTTGTCCCCGTCTACCGTGAATCCGAAGTATTCACCTCTTCCGATCGGTTCGATGCTTCTGATCCCGGTCCTAAGAACGTCCTTGCTCTGCTTTCTTTTGTGGCACTGTTTCCTTGCTACTCTACACGGGATAATCGATGTGTTTCCACTGATCGATACTCTCCAGTAGGTCCCGGTAAAGCCTATCTTTTTGATGCTCTTCTGCGTCTTTGTGAGATATGCTGCCAGGCCGAGAGACCTAGAGATGAATACAACATCTTCTGCGAGCCGCTTTGACTTTGATACGAAATCGTATCCATTGCAGCTTATGCATCCATCGGAATCCAGCAGGCCAGCCAGAAGCTCTTTTCGCGCCCCTTCAAAAGCAGTCTTGTATTCGTACGGAACGAACTTTTCTCCGGATCCTTTTCCGATCAACCCGTATTTCTTCAGGGCATTGTGGAGACTGCTCCCTTTCACGCCCGTTTTTCCAGATTTGAAATAATAGGTTTTTGCTTTTCCGGCAGGCCTTATATCGACCGTCATATTCCAAACTTCAGCTTGTTCGTAGATATGATCGATTACTTCCGGATCAGGTGTGGTGATGTTGATCACTCCGTACTTTATTTCCCCGTCACCCAGCAGGATTCCGAGAAAATAAGGGTTGATATAGATATCATGATATCCCCAGAACTTCGTGATGCAGGGTGACTTGAACAACTTGTGAACATGTCTCCATGTTTTGCTCTTTTTCTCCCATTCGGATGTCTTGACAAGGTCGACACGGCCGCCTTTCTGTGACGGATATCTGCGGTCTCCGCTTTCGCACGTCTTGACCATAGGAAGGATATGCTCCGAGTTGACGATAAAAGGTTTTCCTTTTACCGGTGTTACCTCGTACATCTCATCAATGCCGTGATGTAGCTTCAGGACAGTTCTCGGCTGACCGTCCGGGCCCATGAGATAATCACCTTCTCGGATATCCTTCGCTTTTGTGACCGTTCCATCCATCATGAGGATTCCCTGATCCGGATGGTGACATCCTGTCGGAAGCACCAGCAGGGTCCGGTTCACCTTGTTCCATTCATCAAAGACCGCATTTTTACTCTCTTCCTGGTAAGGTCTGAGATTTAGAATGCTCCTGCCTGCCATGTTTTCTGCTCCTTCTCGTAGAATTTGCTGATCTGGTTTGTCTGGCGGTCTTCGCCGTCCTTGTTCTTGTAATTTCTAATGGTTACCCGGCATCTTCCGGTCGCACCAGGCACCATGTTCCAATTCATGCGGACTCTCTCGCCCTTCTTTTTCTGTCCGATGGAAGCGAAGAATTCCGAAAGCCTTCCTTCCATCCTGGTGTGGAGATAAAGTCTGTGCTGGATATTGCAGATACCCAGGGAATTAACGATTTCTACGTTAAGCACAGCCATATTGCAGGGCGGAAGCTTTGCACCGGGACCGGGTGTATATCTGCTTCTCTCGAAGCCGATGATTCTGAAATCATAATCGCCTTCCGGGACAGTTACGAAATCCGGAGATTCCTTCTCGATCTCGTCATCCCATCCAAGCTCCTTGCCGATGTCATCCATTGTCATGTATTCGTTATCCATTTTGTCTTCCTCCGTGTGTTTGATTAGTTAAAAGGCACGCTTTCGCTTTTCCTCATTTCGAGGATCATGCCGTATACCTGCTTCCATGCTCCGACCAGCACGCCTGCGATAAAGTCGCCGGGATAATTTTCGATAGGCGTATCCTGAGGGAAGTAGCCTCTGGAGCCGACCACCTGCTGGATTTCCCATTCGTCCACATCATTGCTTACCATAAGGTCCAGAAGATCCTTGGGAAGATTCTGCGGCGATGAATTGATAAGAAGCTCGCTCAGGGTCCTGCGCTGCGTTTTCGCAGCGTTCTCAGGCTTCTGCTGCGCTTTTGCAGTTTCAGCCTTTGCCTTCTTTTCAGCTTCGGCCTTCGCCTTTTCCTCGGCTTTCTTCTGAGCCTCTATCTCAGCTGCTGACGGCCCCTTCTGAGCCTCCGGAGGCGCTATCGGCACTCCATTTCCTTCTACCTTTGGAAGGGTCTCATATTCGGCCTTGCGGCTCTGTGCAAGGTTCTGTGCGGCCTGATTATCCGGATAAAAGATTGACGCGATCTCGGCAAACTTGAACGGAAGCACATCCGGCATCCCGAATCGGTTCTTCGCATCCCAGCAGGGATGATGTGTGGTATACATGACCCTTTCTCCGCCGAACGCCTTGCCCTTTCCTGTCTTCGAATCCTGAACAACTACGGTTGTCTTGTAATTGGCGAACAGGACCATATCAGCCCACTCCTTTACCAGAGAAGCGATATTCGCCTTGGGCGAATTCTGGAGCTTCAGCTCCCATCTGTCATATGAGCCCTGCTCATCCGGCTGCTCAAATTTTCGCATGGCAGCGTGTGCCGTGATCACGACATTGATACCGGCTTCGATTACATCCGTAAGGGCATTGAGCATCTTTCCGTACTCTTCCCAGAGCACCCTGTATCCTGTGCCGTATCCGGGCGAACTGATTGACTTCCAGTGATTCGAGTCGCATACGAAGTCGGCGCAGAGCTTTTCCGCCCAGTCAGCCGTATCCAGGACAAGGGTTTTACAGGGTTTGTTTATCTTTACCCATCCGATCTCCTGCATCAGCATGCTCCATGAAGTCGGTGCCGGAAGCCTTCCGACATCCAGATTTGCTGTGGAACCTTCCGTATCGATGAATACGGGGTCCGGAAACATACTGGCAAATGTGCTCTTGCCGATGCCCTCAGGCCCATACAGGACGACCTTCTGAGGTCTTTTCATCTTTCCTCTTGTGATTTCCATGTATTATCTATCTCCTTTTTCCTTAAAAAACTCCTGCGGTCCATGATTTTTTCGGCTCAGGGGCTGTCTTTGCCTCTGTTTTGCCGGTGTTTTCCCCATCTTTTTCTGCCAGCGCATAACCATCTTCGATGATGATGTCACATTCAGATCCTGTGCTTACCCTTGTGGCGATGCACTGCATACCCTCGGATTCAAGCCATGCTCCGAATTCCTTTAACGTGTTCATATCCATCTGCTCCAGCTTATCCATGAGAACAAATTTACATGCCGGGTTAAGCTTTCTCACGATGGCGGTTGCGACGATCATCTGCTCAGCTCCGGACATGTTGTCCCATTTCTGGCCGTTGTAGGTCAGCTCGCCGTCCTGCACGGAAAGCCCCGGAAGCGGAAGGTCTGCATTGGTGAGCAGCTCTGTCTTGTCCTTCCTGAGCTTCTGGATAACTGTGGTGAGATCTTCGTACTGCCGCATAAGCTCCCTTGCATCATCTTCGGCCTTGGCCTTGTCAAGGTTGGCTCTTACCTTGCGGTTGGTGTCTTCAATATCTGCGATGGACTGCTCAAGCTCTGCGGTTGATTCATCCTGCAGGTCGGCAGCATCCGCAAGGGCGATAGCCTCATCTGCTTCGATAGCCTTCAGTTTTTCCTCGGATTCCTGTCTGGCCGCTTCCAGCTCAG